GAGCCAGTTATTGGGTTTAGTTTAGTACCGACGGGGCAAGTGTCTTTCTTGCCGGTTATGGTAATTTTCCCTAAATCGGTTACTACCGGATCGCATTCACCAGTTATGGGATTTAGCACAGTCCCGACCGGGCAGGTTTCCTTTTTGCCGGTTATGGTAACTTTCCCCAAGTCGGTAACTTTCCCCGAATCGGTACCTTTATCCGCTACTATCGGATCGCATTCACCAGTTATAGGGTTTAGCACGGTCCCGACTGGGCAGGTTTCTTTCTTGCCGGTTACGGTAACTTTCCCCAAATCGGTAACTTTATCTTTGTCAGCACCTGTACCTGTGCCTGTGCCTGTGCCCTCAATTGGCACGCACATCTTAAGAGTTTCGTCGTAAACAAAACCTACCTCGCATTTAGGGGCGGTAACTTTAACTTCGCCGGCATCGGTTGTTTTAGTAGTTTTGGTAGCTTCCTTTGCGGCTTCTACTACAGGCTCGCATTCACCAGTTATTGGATTGAAGAAAGTACCGACGGGGCAAGTGTCTTTCTTGCTGGTTACGGTTACGGTGTTCTGCGCCAAGCCCGCTTTTTTTAAATCTTCTTCAAGCGCGGCATCGGCTTTAGCTTTGCGAGCTATTTCAGCGAGGCGGGCATCTTCAGCTTCTTGTGCAATGCGCGCGGCATCGGCGGCTTCCGCATCGCGTTGTGCCGTTATACGAAGCTCATTTTCTCTAGCGACACGCGCTTCTTCAGCTTTGCGAGTTTCTTCAGCTTTGCGAGTTTCTTCAGCTACCTTGGCTAAGCGGTCCGCCTCTTCTTTGGCTTTACGCGCGTCTTCTGCATCTTTAAGGTTTTTAGCTTCTCTAGCAAGACGGTCGGCCTCTTCTTTAGCTAATCGTGCTTCTTCTGCAGCTTTACGCGTTTCTTCAGCAATACGCGCATCTTCAATTGCTTTAGCTTTTATAGCGTCGTCACGTTCTTTGGCAATACGAGCGTCATCAGCTAATTTAGCTACTCTCGCGGCCTCAGCTGCTTCAGCAACTCGCACAGCTTCGGCGGCTTCAGCTTCTCTTTGTGCCGTTATACGTATTTCGTTTTCTTTAGCGACACGCGCTTCTTCAGCTTTACGCGCTTCTTCGGCTTTGCGAGTCTCTTCAGCTTTGCGCGTTTCTTCGGCTTTGCGCGTTTCTTCAGCTTTGCGCGTTTCTTCAGCTTTGCGAGTTTCTTCGGCTTTGCGAGTTTCTTCAGCAATACGTGCATCTTCGATTGCTTTAGCTTTTATAGCGTCGTCACGTTCTTTGGCAATACGAGCGTCTTCAGCAATTTTAGCTACCCTTGCAGCCTCAGCTGCTTCAGCAACTCGCACAGCCTCAGCTTCCCTAGCTGCCGTTATACGAAGCTCATTTTCTCTAGCTTCTTCTGCAGCCCGAGCCGCTCTTGCATTATCGTCAGCGAGTTTTTGTGCACGGTTGTAGTTTACTAGGCCCTTTGTGCCCCCTTCATCGTATTTTGCACGCTGGTCAGGATTTAAATCTTTGTATTCTTCATCACTGAGCGGTTTGTATTTGGCTTGATCTTTGGCTTCGGCACCAGCCGCTGCAATTGCGGCATTAATTAGAACTTGGTCAACGGGCTTGCCAGACATAATGCCAGTAGCGGCATTGCGTACCATCCGTTTTTGAGTAGCTGACAGATCCTTGGTCAACTCCGCCATGTCGCCAGACGACATCATGATGTCTATCGCACTATTGACCCCGCCTGTTGTTGCCCCTGCCAACATAGCATCACCAACATCTTTACCGGTTAACAGCGCTCTAGCCCCCGATAGGGTTGCGTTTTGGAAAGAATTTGTCAGCGTGTTGGTTACTGCGGGGTCAAACCCCATGTCTTTAATAAACTTAGCCCCGTCCTTCATAAACTCGGTACCGGGGATATTGGCCACTGCCATACTTACTGCCGCATTTTTAATAGCGGATTCCATATCTTGGCCAGACAGAACCTGCACTGCCATTTGCGCGGCAATTTGTTGTGGGATAGACAATCCACCCGTGGCGAGAGCCATGCCGATCTGAAACACCGGCCCCAAATCCTGCATTAAATTGGCGAGGTCATTAGACGACGCACCTTGCGTGTAAAAAATAGGAGTGCCATCAGGGGCAAACTGAACGCCGTAGCCAGTATTGCCTTTACCCTCAAAAGTCCCGCCAAAGAAATTACCTTTTTGACGTTCGCTGTATGTCAGGGGAACTACCTGACCGGTTAACTTATTACCAAAGGTGTTTTCAGTTCGAGTCTCGTAGATTGGGTTAGCGCTATCGTCATAACCTACGATTTCTTGCACTTGCCGAGAGATTGGACCAAACTGCTTGATGTCAGTAATGCCAATATCAGCCATAATCTTGGCCATATCACGAGCATTGGCTTCAGCAGACCCACGACCTTGCCCAGTCCACTTACTCGTTAAACCTTGACCAAGTATTTGCTTAGTTAAAGCATCTATTATTTTAGAGTTAGCAGATTCCGCCGGTTTTTTTTGTTCAGCCAACATGTTGGCCAGATCTTCCCGTCGGTCCATAGCGGAGCGAAACCCCGTAGAACGGTCTTCGAACAGGTGGTCGTATGAGTTTTCTTCGATAGCCATGTTTAACCAACTTTCCAGTTTGTTCCGTCTGAATATACAGGCACGGCAACTGCGCCGCCAGTCACAACAGTAGCTCCAAACGATGGACCTAACGCATCAGTTACAAACGCCCGAGCACCCTTACCAGATGTAGCCGCACTAGGAAGTGTTGAGACAGTGTAGTTAGTCAAAGGCGGCTGAAAAGTGCCGGAATCAAGTTGGTTAAGTATGTTTTCTAACCGGTTAAAGTATAGACGCAGAATGTTGTTAAGTTGATTCTGGTACTGCTCGTTATATACCGGCGTAGCAAATGGCAGGGCGGGAGGCTGTACCCGCTGAAGCTCAAACTCTGATGTGATGATGACACTCATGAGTTACCCCTGCGGCCATCTTGTTTGATGTCGATACGGGGGCTACCTAACTGCCATGCACAACCCAGCTGGTTGGATTCAATCTTCATAATCATCTGACGGCCACGAACCCTGACGTAAACCTGACCCGTAAACTCTTCAATCGGCACCGTAGCTGTTCTTACAATCGTAGCGTCCGAATTACCGCCTAAAGAGATTGGACTGTTGTAGCCTGAACCAGAGTTCTGCATCGGGATCAAAGTCATGGTCACTTGCGGGGAAGCGGTATCCGACCCACGGAACGTGATGTCAGGCACGATACGCCAGACAAACCCGAAGTGGTCGCCGTCATCAATGTCAAACTCAGTAGTCTCAATCACTGCGTTAATTGGCAGGGTTGTACCTGTCTCATTGTCATCGTTGCCCTGCTCATGGAAAACAATGTTGTAGCTGTAAGTGGCCGCCATTGGGTGCTGGCGCAAAGGAGAGTCAAGCCACGCTGTACGGGCCATTGTTCCATACGCCCACACATCTTCTGCGTAGTTATAGGTAACGTATTTATCAATCGTAAATGAGTTGGCCGAGCAGTAGAAGAACCAGACTTCGTTAAAGCCTTCATTGGTAGATGCAAAGATCTGAGCGGCTTGTTCTAAGTTAATGTCTTGGAAGATGTACTGACGCAAGTCACAACGCAACGTCTGTGTACGGCCATCGTATTTGTAGAACTTATCAATACCCATCCAGTACGTTACACCAGACGCAATTGCACACGCATTTGGACCAGCAATAGAAATGTTGTCTGCCAATAACTGAGCGCCCCAAACAGCTGGTGGGCCTTGGTACTGCATAGAATACAAAGCAGAATCTGTCCAAACCAATATCTCTTGGCGGGACTGTAAGGCCGTTACAATCTTAGACCCTCTAGACAACTGTAAGCTACCAGCCTGATTGGTCGCAGCGGGGAACCACTCAAGATAATCCTCTTGGTCAGACCAACGAATGAGCGTTGGGTTCTGGGCAGCAGAACCGTAGTCGTTACAGCCAAACGCAAACGTAAACCTAGATGAGTCCGAAATCAAAATAAAGTTCTGGACTGTAGGAACTGAGCTAGCCCCTAGCAAACTAGAGATCAAAACACCCC